TCTTTCTGTATCACTAATTTCTGTTGCATCAGTAAATGAATCAACACTACTTCTAAATCTTAATTTGTTTGGTTCTCCCCAATAAGCTCCATCAGAATAAACTACTCGTTCAACTATTTTATTCATTTGTTCTATGTAAGATGTCCAAATAATAAAATCATAATTTAAGGTAACATAATCTGGCATCATTACATTGTAATACTCTCGTTGTGGAACTGTACCTATTTGAACTTGAAAATTGTCATAACGATTTACATTTGAAAATTTCTTTTGAAATGTGTAAAATAAATGAGGATTGTTAGCATCTAATTTATCGACTGGTAATGTATCATCTTTTTCAACAGTATTTCTTTTAAATACAATAACTGGTGTGATTACTTGTCTTTTTTTATCTTTCATAAAACCATCACGTTGTATAGATTTCCAACGCTCAGGTGAGGCATACATAATAGGTACTTTTATATTTTCACCATTATCCTCTACTGATGGTTTTATAACATCATTAAAATAAAACATGATAGCACTATCAATATCCATCAAAGTGACTTCAGCATTTTTTACATCTTCATCTGACCTCGAATAGTGATAGCCTCTATTTTCAATTCTTTGTTTTCTTGGTAATGGTTTACCTGATTTACTTCGATGACTTGGCATTAAATACTCCTAACTCTTTCGATATTTAGATTTGATATTCTTACCAAAAATGCATTACAAATAACCGAATGGTTGTAATCTGTTTGTCCACCAACCAATTGATTCTCACTTATTGAACTTATCTCCCAATAACCACTATTCCAGTCAACGACATCTCCAATTTCAACAACATAACTTATGTCAACTAATGATTGTCTTAAAAAAGAAAACAGAACATTTTGTTGAACATCTGGCCCAAATTCATCTGTAGTTGTAGTTTGCTCATCAGCCTCAATTAGAGCTGAAACTTGTACACCAGCTTTAAAAACTTTACCATCTGCCGTTTCACCATACATATTGACTTCAGTATCGTAAGCTGAAACTTTATAAATTATCACAGGTTGATAAATTATACCATCTTGACCTGTATTCAAGTCTCCTACTAACTCTTTATTAAATTTGTCAAAAGTATCTATGTCCTTTTGTGAATAAAAACGACTTGATGACATTATGTTATCCTATGTATATTGGGTATGGAACTTTGGTAAGTTTTTCTTGTAAAAACTCAGCCTCATCTTTATCTGCCTCTAGTAGAGCTTTTCTACTTGTACCTTCTAACATTTCTCTGAGTTCAGTTATCAACTGTTCCTTTTCAGCGGCGGCTTCTGCTCGAAGAGTATCACCATCTAAAGTTGTATCTGCATTAGGTATTGGTATTGAAGCATATTTTGAACGAATAATACCTAATAATTCTTTACACAAAGCCAATCCATATTTTCTAATCCATTGTTTACCAACATCGTTTATAAATTGATATTGCATATTATCATATGGTACATTTGAAAAGTCTGAAACTACATCAGCTGAACCACTATACTCTGTGAATAAAGGATTGTCTCTATCTGATGTATTTACATAATCAAAGTACAAAGTACTACTTTCTTCTGGATCTGGGAAGATTCTTAATTTATTATTCACTAAGGTGAAACTATATGCGGACTTTCTTATAGAATCATTCAATTCAATAGCCTGCACTCTTAATAAATCCTCGAATAAAGGCATTAATGTAAATGATACTGCAGGTGAGTAATCTCCGAATCCAAAACCCTCGACCATATTCAATGTCCCATAACCTGTTGTAGCATAAGGATCGAAAAATCTTTGCATAGCAGGTGTTCCTTCATAATATACACGTTTTACCTCTATTGAACCACTACCACTACCATCAACAATAAGTGAATTTAAATCATACTCTTGTGAACCACTTGAAATAGTAATGGATGCTTTTTTGATATCAACATTACCACCAACTCCAGCTTCAGTACCGTATTGTTTAGATAAAAATACACTTCTTCCCATAGTTGGAGTAACTCTTTTATGAGTGACATTTGAGCCTGTTACCTGACCAGTCAAATGTAACAAATTATCTTTGATGTTGAATTGATTAACTTGAGCGGAGTATTCTGTGACAGATTCTTCAAAACAAGCATAGAAAGAACCCGATTGTAACTCAACTGACATAATTGGATAACCTAATCTTGTAGCACACCAATCAGCAAATTTATCAGCATCAGATGAAAAACTAGAATCAGAATCGTATAATCCAAATGGTGTTTGACCACTAGCAAAAGAACTACTTCCTTGCCAAATCACTTCTTGTGCCATAGAAAATTCTCCTAAATTTGTATAGATTTATTCAATAATAAATATAAAGACAGATAATATTGGATAAAAAAAAGGGGAACAATAAGTCCCCCTTTCTTTTAGTTTTGTACCTAAAGTACAGTCTTAGTTGACATTAACTATTAGACATAGTTTACATCAGCGACAATGACTTTACCGTAGAACTCAGGTCTGACCATCTTCTTAGCGTATCTGGTCATCACACCTTTACGTGGTGTAAAGTTCTTCGGGTCATAAACAAGCGGTGTCATGATTAATGGTACATAAGGAGCATACACAGCACCAGTTTCTAGGAAGTTACTTCCGCGGAAACCAACCAATATCACGTTCTCGAACTGATAAGGGTTCTTGTAAACTGTGTATCTGTTATTCAACAGACCTGCTTTCTGTACACCCATTGCATATGAATTAGCACTTACATCACCATCAGAAGCTGTTGCATATCCAGGAATAGATTCTAGGATTGTAGCAACTTCAGGACTTACCACGATGAAGTTTGCTCCACCACGTAGTGTTTTCTGATGTATTGCATTGGAAACAGACTGTATCTTGTTACCAAGAGTCTGGAACCACTCACCTTTTGTGTAGGCATTTGAAGCACCTGATGATTCAGCAAACAATGTAGTAGTTGAATTATATTCAAATCCAACTCTAGCTGACCAACGTTCTGTCTTAGCCAACGCATTCAAATGAAGCATGTCTAGGATTTCTAAATCGATTTCCATAGAAACATATTCACTCAATAGTGAAGTAAGTTCTGCTTCAGCGTCAACACTATGATAAGCATTAAGGTCTTGAGCAAGCTCAGGTGTCCATACAGCTTTCAACTTACGTGTTTTCGCAACGATTGCGACTGAACGCATAGCGATGTCGATTTCAGGTATATCAATATCAGTTTCAGGATTAGCGTCAATCTGAGTTGATGTAGCTTCAAAATCACCACGAGTTACGTCAGTAGGTTGTTTATGATAATTAACTGTTACTGTACCAGCTGCTCCCAAAGCACCTTGAACGATAAATCGTATATGGGATGCTTCACCACTTGAAGGCTCTACTTCATTACCATTCACACCATCTAAAACTTTGGTGTAAGCTGGATAAAATGCTGTAAAAGCACTTGAACCAGTGATTTCAAAGGCTTTAACACCTTCTTTATCAGGATCGGTCATCTGAGCCAATGGGAAGTCATAATACAATAAGTTTCCAATTGAAGCTGATAAACCTGGTTCAAAATCAACATCTGCCCAAGTGATTGAACCGGTAGCGTTAGCACCACCAGTGGCTGCTGTACCAATAGCAAAAGCTGCTGTAGCGTGGTCATTGATAGAATATCCAGACCTACCTGCTCCATACAGACCTTGTGAAGGATCTGCATCTGAACCAGATGTGATACCAAATACTTGGTCACCATCACCAAATCCAGCTTGTGCTGTACCATACTTGAAATCAAGATAGAAAATCAGACCAGATGGAAGGTTCATAGGTTGAACAGAAACAAATTCTTGAGCTGCTAACTCACCAAAGATTTTACGAACCAATGGTAAAGCAACACCAGACCATTCTTCAGAATTAGCAGAAGTACCTGTTGAACTAGCTTCATCAATTAACTGACGAGCTTGGTTCTCAAGTAGAACTGCCATTCCATGAACTTTCTGTTCTTCCTTTATACCTTCTAACAATCCGGTAGGCTCCCACTTGTTTACCAAGTTACGAGTTTCTTCCTGTCGTTGTCTGTAAGGATTATATCCATCCATCAACTTTTCGACTGTAGAAAGATTTTTATGTTTTGACATTATATTTCTCCAATATAAAAGTTACGAATTAAAGAATACCAGCCAACTTCTTAAATCTGTCTCTCAATTCTGAGCCTTCAGAAATCACTTCCTGTTTTTTAGACTTAGTTGAGGCAACAGCTTTTGAAGCTGAACCTTTAGATTCTTTTATTTCAGTTTTAGTTTTTCTTGAACCAAACGACTCCGCCAAAGTGGAATAAACCAATTTAACTTCACGAAGATTTGTTGCTCTATCAAAAGTTTCCACAACTTTCATTTTCTGTTCATTAGATAAACCGTGTGAACGGAAAAGTTTGTTTGTGAAAAGTAGTTTTGCATTGAGCAAATTCACTTCATTTAGTTTGGAACGTAAGTATTTCACGACATTGCGATGCTCATCTAAATCGGTTTTGAGTTTAGCAACTTCTTCAACCTCTTTGTCATCTTCTTCCTCTTCAGAAAGTGCTTTCAATACTTCTTCAAGATCGATATCTTCATCCATCTCTTCATCCTCATGTGCTCCCTTTTCTTTCTCATCATCTTCGTGAGCACCTTCGGTGAATTTAGCTTTGTCTTTTGAACCAATACCTGAAGATTTATCAGCATTTCCAGCTTTATTATCAGCAGAACCAATACCTGTTGGGGCATCAACTTCTTCATCAACTTCTTCGCCTTCTTCTGGTTCATCCTCTTCAGTTACTTCTTCAGATTCTTCAATTTCAGATTCTAGTTCTTTAATGACAGCTTCTAAATCAAGATCTTCATCCATATCGTCATCTTCTTGAGCTCTCTCTTCAGGATCTTCATCGTCATCTTCTTCAGAGACTACAGGTGCGTATTTGACACCATCGATTTCAATGACATTTTGTTCATCCATCTCTTCATCTTCATCGTGCATACCTTCTTCAGGTTCTTCATCATCTTCCTCCATGTCACCTCTTTCTTCCATGTCATCTTCTTCCATGTCATCACCTCTTTCTTCCATATCATCACCTCTTTCTTCCATGTCATCATCTTCATCGTGCATACCTTCCTCAGGTTCATCATCTTCTTCTTCATCATGCATACCTTCTGCTTCGATTTCAGATTGAATCTTCTTGGAAAGCATAGATTGTAGTCTTGGTGTGAAAGCCTCTTCAAGAGCTATTTTAGCATTTTCTAAAGCTGTTTCTCGAACTGCTTTAGCATCTGCAATGGCTTCTTTTAAAAGATCATCCATTACTTTTCTCCATTTAGGATTTAATATAGTTATTGGGAACTATAATAGAATTATTATATTCAGATTACACCGTATACGATAGGAACGGTGTGTTTAGTTTTGATATATATAAATATAGAACTTTAAAAAAATTGACTACTTTTTTAATACTTTTTTCTTCTGAGTTTGGCTTTTGCCTTTTTTTCTTTTCTAATATCAGATGGTTTTGTATAAAACTCTCGTTCTCTCAACTCCAACATTAGTTTACTTTCTTTAATCTTTTTTTTGAATTTACTTAAAGCTTTTTCAACATTGTTCTTATGAACCTTTACATAAATACTCAAGTATCCTCCTAATCAGTCTCTTTCTTGGCCTTGTAATTTTTATCAACGTAATTAAAAAAGTCTTTTTTCTTTTCGTCATCTAACTCATCTGGTGAACTAATACCAAACTTTTTCATTGCTCCTTGAAAAAATTTCTCATAAGCATTTTCTTCAATATCCACAGTTTCAATATCATCAGAATCGTGACCAGGTATGTGTGTTTCACCTATTTCATAATATCTACCAAGAATATTACCCATATCCTCGTATAAAGCTCCCATCCTTTGTTGTAATGATTCAGCTTCATTGGAAATCTTACTGAACTGTTTAGACAATCCAGTAAGTTCCTTCATATTTCGATTCACAGTTATCTTGTCAAACCAATCCTCTGTTTCTTGGAGAGTATGTGACTTGGCTTGGTTGGCAATCCAACTAAGTTTTTCTGATATTTTTGTTATATTTGATTTACCAAAAATAGCTTCACCTATTTTATTATAACTTGCTATCTCGTTGGTCAAACCTTTTACATCTACTCGTTGACCATCTACATCACCGTATTTTTCTTTTACGATGCGAGACATACTCAAGTTATCAAATGGATTACGAGAGACTACTCCACCCATCATAGTTCCACTAAAATTTTCTTTTAATAAATCCTTTAACTTTATTTTTTTAGACATAATATGTCCTCTTATTTGGTTATTAAGATAATGTCATTGAATCGTCAGCGTCATATTGGATATCTGCAAACCAATTAGTTCCATCTGACCAAACTTCTGCGTTATCACCAGCTGTAGCTTTATTCTTTACGAATAAAATTTCTTTCTTGACTGCTACCACATTAGCTCCATCGTCATCACCTTGACCAGCGACCTGACCAATTATAAGAGCTGAATCAGCTACTCCATTTGAAGTGGATATTATCTTTATTGTAGCAGCATCATTATTAGCTATTGATGGAGCTCTTAAAATAAATTTATACCACAATCCTCTTTCTGGTGTTGGTAAAGCTATAGCAAAACCTGAACCAGCTGCTTGAGCTGAACCAATTGCATTACCTAGTACTACATATCCACACTCATCACGAGATAATGAGGCAGATGGGTGTGTTCCACCATGACCACTTGTAGCTCTTGAGCCAGTATCACTAACATTAATGTTTGTTACGTTAGACTTTTGAAGGTCGTGACCGTGAAAATCTAAATCCCCTCCGAATTTACCTTCAACGCCTAGTTGAAAATCTACTCCTTGTTTCATTTTACTCTCCTATTAAGTTAAATTTGTTACATATATAAATATAAGTTATGTAAATTTTTATTAATCTATTTATAATCTTGTGTATAAACCTGTTTCTTTTTCAAATATTTTGTTTAGTTGGTCTGCATAAACATCAGTATATTTTTTTACTACTTTTGGTATTCCTTTTCTGACTCTTATGAATTTCATAATATATAAGTCTTTACCTCTGTCTAAATCAATCATAACGTGACTTATGGCCTTAGAGTTTCTTCCTATCTTCATGGTCAAGCCATCTTTTCCTATGGACATTTGTTTAGCTCCAACCATCATTCTGAATTTATTTCCACCGAGTTGTCTTAGTAATTCTGTGGCCTGATTCTTGTCCATTCTTTCATTGACCGACTCTTTAAGGTTTCTAAACTTTTCACCTTTTTGAAGTAAATTCATTATATTTGTCATTTGACTCATATGACCATTGAACATACCTTGACCAACTTTGTTTCTGATGGCTAAAGCCCATTCTCTTTTATTCTTATCAGGTACTTCTTTATGTTTCTTCATGAATTTTATAAACTTTTGATAATGGTCTATGAAAGCACCAAGATTAAGGTTGTACTCTGGTTTGAGATGTGGTTCTGAAAAATCTTTGTAAGGATCTAAATCCTCTTTCACATTCTCTCCAGCAAACTGTCTTTTATAAAAGTCAGCGTCTGCCTTTGATTGTTTTTTTGGTTTGGGTTTGTCATCTTTCTTTTTTGTAAACCTATCTTTTAATTTAGCAAATATACCTTTTGCTTTTTTATGATTTGGATTATCCTTGTTTTTGAGAGCAGAAGCAGCTGATACTTCTTTACCAGTTTTAGGATTCTTTAATTTCAATTTAGCCATCGCTTGAGTAGCAGCTATAGCGGCAGGGTTTTCATGAAGTTTCATTTCTTGTTTGACTTTTTTTGGTAAACCTTTGTGTTTTGTAGAAGCATATTTTTCCACGTCTTTTTCTCCCATTTTTTTCGCTACATCTCTAGCTTTTTTTGAAAATTTTGAAGCTGGAGCTTCTCCTTTTTGTATTGCCCTCACTATACCCATAAATTTTTGTTGTTGTTTGGATTTAGCTGGCATTACTTTAATTTCTTTACTAATTTAGCCGTATCCCTCATGAATGAAGTTACATTTTTTTTATAAATCTTTTTCAACTCTTTAGCTAATTCTTTATTCTCTGGTCTAGCGTCCGCTAAAAAAGCTTGTTCTAATTTAAACATTCTATCTCTTAGATTACTTTCATGTTTCATAAGTGATTGAAATCTTTTCTGAGCTCTTATTTTATCTTGTTGAGATTCATTTAGCCCACAACAAGAATTACCACATTCACAATGATGTTTTACTAATTCTTTTAACTTAATCATTAGAATGCTTTATTGAGTTCATCATAGTTTGAATACATTTTTTTAGCTTTTCCAAATAGTTCTTTTTCTAATGAATGTCTGAACTTACTAACTTCATTTGGTAACGAACCATAAGCATCTTGTATGTCGGCAATACCAGCGTATAATTTCATCAACCTCTTATCCTTCATCTGAAGTGCTAATTGATATCTAGCAAAAGTATGATTGTTTCTATCGGTGAGTTGTCTCATATACTTTACTGCTTTAGGATCTATTTCTTTTTTCTCTTTAAGTAAAGTTTTCAATTGTATCACTTATTTCTCCTTTTAAACTGTTGAAACTTTACATTAAACTCTATTAGATGTTTCTTATATAAGTTGGACAAGTCATTCGATTCTTTTGTCAACCCATCTTTACCTAAATCTTTGATTAATAACTTGACATTCTTGTCTAATCTTTCTAAGTTATTGTCTATGTTATCTATATATCCTCTGAAGTATCTAGGTATTGATTCATTCAATCTCCAATCTCTCCATTTTTCCATCATCGATTTTTCTCTGGCCATTATGCTCCCCTCATTATATCATTTATTACTGATTCAACTTTACAATAATCACCACACGTTCTACCTACGACAGCAGTTTTATCAACTGATTCATTTACAGGATACATAAATGCTCCATGTGTAGATGGATTAGAAACAAAATCAAAGGCTATCAATTCAAAATCATTACCCACTTGTTGGACATCATCTTCTTTGATAGTCTCCACAGAACCCATACCACGAGATGAAATACCTAACTTAATTCCACTTTTGAATAATTCTCTCAATATATTACCACTTGGTGTACTCAACACCTCTACAGTGCCTAATAAATTATTACCTTCCCAATTCATTTCTTTTATATTATGAGATACATTAGATAGATTTACAACTGAACTTTCAGGATGATCTAGTTCACCCATAGCTCTTCGTTGTTTAATAAATTCTTTTGTATATTTTTTAGCTTCACGAACAAGAATTTCTCTTGGATATATTCTACCATTTTGGTTTTTTGCTTCGGCTCTTTGTAATACACCACGAACAATTAACTTTCCTCCATTGGTATGCATGGATTCGGTTATTTGTTTTGGTTCTACCTCAAATGGTAAATAATCAACTATTAATTGTTTCATTTAGTCCTTCTCCATCATTATTTCGTGTTTTAGACTTTCCAATTGTTCTATCCATTGGTTAAGTCTCCTAATCATATAATTCTTATCTACATCTTTTTTTTGTATCTCAACCTGCCATCTTTTAAGCAAAGTCGAAATACTAAAAAGAGTGTCCATATAGGACTTCTTTTTATCCTCAAATGGCATTGTGAAATCAGTTACTTTAACTGTCCTACTTTGTTAGCTAATTTGACCAACCTTTCACTTATTTTCCCAAGAGCCTTGTGTGTGTTCTTCCAATATGACCTAGAATCTACATTCAATTCATTTTTAAGACGAACATTCATCTTTACTAATTTATCTAATTCATTTAGACTATCTCTAATCTCTCTCATTGAACGACCAATTTTTTGTTTAGGTGTCATAGTCTCATCATTTCTATACTGATGATACTTCCCTTCACTTATGGATTCTTTAATTCCCTTGCCACCCATCTGTATATAAAGTTTAATTAAATTTTTCAGATGTTCTTCATCTCTGGCATTGGTAACTCTACCTTGTTTATCGATTTTCTTTTGAAACATTTTGATGGCATCTTTGAGTTTATTTAATTCCATACCAGCTTCATTTACGGATTCTTTGACTTTCATATACCCACCAGCTTGTGCTATTCGTTTCTTTTTCTCTTTGTCTTTCTTCCGACCACCATAGAAGGCATATGGTGTCCTCGGTGGGCCCTCTCCACCATCAAGATTACCTGTGACAGAAGCCTCCTCTAATTCTTTAAGTTCTTGTTTAATTAAGTTACGGATGAATTCCTTTAACTTACTAACTTTCGTGGACATTTTTAATCTCCTTGATTAATTCATAATATCTCATTAAAGTCAAAACTTGTTTTTCATTAACTACTTTACCTTTAGTTAGGTTTTCTATTTGATTTATAGCCTCAGTCAATTTTATCTTTGTTATTTTATCATTTACTTCAGGTAAATGTTTTTTTAATTGTTTTTTAGTTTGTACAACTTCATTATCGATGTAACCACGTAAAGAGTTAGTATTACTAATATTATTAATATATTTTTTCAGTAAACTTTTTTGTGATTCATCTAACTTTTTGTATTTTTTATTAAATTTATCAACTAGAATTTCATATGCTAATAATCTTAAATCTTTATCTGATTTACCATATTCATTAATAACTTTTTCTTTTATTTCTTTTTTGGTAATTTTTTTACTTGTAATGTGTTCCAATACTGTAAATTTTGAATTTACAACTTCGTCTGGTTTAAATTCAATGTCACTAGTTTCAGATTGGAACATATTGTATATCGAAGCTAATATTCTGTAATTCGGAATACGACCATTAAAAAAATCAGTCACATTATAATTTTCTTTTATTTCTTTAATTAAATTATATTTTTCTCTACGTAAAGTTGAATTACTTAGTTTTCTTCTAGATTTGATTACGGCTTCTAATAAATGATTGGCTCTGTTTTCAGATTGATAATGTTTTTCAGATAAGATTTTATATAACTCGAATTCCTTACCTAATTCAGTATTTTCATTAAAATATTTTTTTACAATTGAAACCGATTTTGTACTTTTACCTGCCAACACATCTGCGGTTATTTGTCTCGTTAATAATTCAAAAAGAATACCTGTATTCTTTATTTTAGAATGTTTTAATTTTTGAGCCATCTTTAAATACTCCGTATAGTATATATATATTTAGTCATAAATAAATATAAAGTTAAACAATAATTAGTCATTTGATTTATCATTAGTTAAAGAAGTTACCTCATCTTTATATTCTTTTTCCAATTCTGACATTTCATTTATTATTTTTTTATCACTTGTACCAAATTTCATTGATTTTTTTAACGAATCATAATGAGATAATGCTAAAGACCTTCCATATTTAGGAGCATCACTACCACCCTTTTTCATATCGTGAGAACCTAAAGGATCTCTACCTCTAACTCCACTATCCTTTCCATATTTATTTGCCTCTTTAGGTCTACCAGCTCCAGGTTGTCCACCTTCTTCTGAACCACCTTCATCATCTAACTCATGACCAGTTCTTCCCATAGCCAAATCTGATGGTGTTCCTTGTGACTCACCACTTTGAGCAGGATCATTACCTTCAGATTCAATTTGATTTCGTCTGAATTTATTTCTATAATCAAATATTATAGCTTCATCCTCTTGTTTGATTTCATCTTCTGTAAATCCAAAAATATTTTTATAAACCCAATTACTCGAAACGATACCATCTCTTAACATCTGTTCAGCTAAAGAAGTTTTGTTATTCCATAATTCAATTTTTTCTTGTTCGTATATTGTTGAGGGATTTGTTAAATCAAGTTCAAAATTGACCAAATCAGCATCTTGATAACCTTGTGAGTATAAATGAACAATTCCTATCTTGGTCAATTCAGAAAGTGTGATTCTTTGAATTCTTTCTATTGTACGAGCAAATCGCACATCTTCAGCTGCCAATGTAGCTTTTGAACCTATTTGTTCTTCATAACCTAAGAAAGCCTTGGGTATTCTCAATGAAGCCAAAAGTTTGTTTTTCAAATACTCAATATCCTCGGTGGCTTCATAAGTCAAACCTGGTAGTGATTCAATATTAGTACCACTATCACCACCACGAACAGGTAAGAAGAAATCTTCTGTGATATTTTGCATATTATATTTTAGATTATAATCACCAGTGGTTTCATCCACGACAGGAGCTTTCTTCATTTTATTAATAACTTGTTGCATGTAATTGTCAACTTCCGCAGGTGGTATATTACCGATGTCTAATTTGAAAATTCTTTTTTCAGGAGCTCTCATGATTCTATGAATCAACATAGCATCTTCCATGAGTGTCAATTGTTTATAGATTTTACGAGCTCCCTCTATTTGTGATTTACCATAAGGTAGATAATTTGAATCGGATAATAATCTAAAATGAGCTACTTCGTAATTTTCAAGTTCGGTTCTTGTGGCTGATTTTTCCGCTTTATATCTGTGTTCTGTTGTAGCTGATTCTATTAAGTATTTGATGTAAGCTGGATTCTCAGGATCTAATCCCTCTATTCTAGATACATCATATACTGATAATGGAATCACATTTGTGATACCATATTTTTCATCTATTTCCAATTGTAAAAAGAAATCCCCATATTTACACATATTACGAATCCAAGGCCATAAATTAAATTCAATATTTAGGATATCGTAGAATAAGTTGTGTAGTATTTGTTTTATATTTTCATTGTCTGTCTTTATTTCCAAGACATCACCGTATTCGGATTTCATAGTTGATTCGTCTGCATATATATCGAGAGCACTAGATATGATTGCGTCAGAATCCATGGCTTCATAATCTTTGAAAAAATTTAACCTTACAGATTTTGTCATTAGTGCATCAGAATATCCACTCAATCCAGCTCCTGAGAAAATTTTCTGATACCTATCTATTAGATTACCTTTTTTATATGATTGTGTTCTACTAGTATCTGAAACTCTTAGTTTTTTACCACCAACGTTTCTAACGATTACATTTGTAGAAAATAATCTTTGTAATCTACTTCTTAAACTTGTGTCTGCCATTTTGTCCTCTTATTATTTTATTAACCAGGTTAAATCTTCTTGTTTTTTTCCAATCTCCCAAGTCCATTTATCGTCTTGGTTACCTTTTGGTATGTACACTCCTTGATTGGAAGTTATACTACCCATAGCTTTTTTTTGTAATTCTATACCTTCAGTCCTCAGTCTCAACGCTGTCTCTCTTATCCATAAGCCTATAGCATAAGACATGACTAAATCATCATTATATCCTCTCATAGCTTCAGCTCTATTATTGTTATATATAAAAACAAATAATTCATCAATCAATCTATTTGAGTGTACGATTACAGACTTATCTCTAAAGAACTCTTCTAATTTAGCTACGATTAAAGGTCTTGTTTTTTGTGTTACTGTAAATCCTGGCACTAATTGTTTTTCCATTCTATTAATTTTATTATTAATATGTTTTTGGGTATCAACTACTTGTAAATCTTTACTCATGTAAAAAAGGTTTTCGTAATTTCTAT